TACCGTCAGCTCCTGCTCTATGCCGCGGCAGATCGGCAGGACGACCGTGCGGATAAAGTTGTTGTACTCCGACTGCTTGAACTCGCCCACACCCACGAGGAATTGCGGCACGCCGAAGATGGCCGCCACCGCCCGCTTGTCCAGCTCGACGGTGTCCTTAATGGCCAGATCGGCCAGCGTCAGCGGCTTCACCTGAGAGACGGAGATGAGGCTCGACGGGATGATCCACGGCTTGCCGCTGTCCGCGTCCTCAAGATATTTCTTGCGGAAGGTCTCACGCTTGGTCTCGTCGGCGATGTCGCTGTCCGTGTCCACCGCGACGATGAGCGGCGGCTTATACTCAGGGCTCGACAGGGAATCCTTCAGCTCGGATGTCTGCTTAAGGCTCGCCGCCAGGCGATCGGCCCGTGCGCGGTACCCGCGGCCGCGCCACGGCTCGTCGGGATCGGCAAACAGCCGGAAGTGCAGCACCTCGTCGTTCTCATAGCTGCGCCCGCGCCAGTTCACGCGGTAGCCGCCGCGCTCGTTCCGGCTGGCGGATGCGCCGGGCATAGGCTCCAGCGCCCGGAACCGAGCCCCACCGCCCTCCGTGCGGGGGAGGACGAAGGCGTTGCCGTCGCCTGGACCCAGCAGCTGCGTCACGATCCAGCTCATCCAGACCTGCCGTGTGGCCATTTCCGGCCAGGGCGTCACGTCCACAAACCGGCTCAGGCCGTTGTGAACGCGCTTCTCGCCCTTCGACGTGTTCCGCATGAGGTAGATCGTCGCGGAACTGATAACCGCGCAGATCCGGTCGATGCACGCGCCCACCTCCGGGGAATCCAGCAGCCGGTGGTACCCGGGCGGCAGCTCGCCCGCGCTTCCGGCGAGGAAATAGGCCAATGTGTCCGATTTGGACACCGACCGTATTTTTCTTGGGGCGACAAGTGCCATCAGCTAAATTTCCTCCTTCTTTCCGAACCAGCGCTCGGCGTCGCCGCGCTTCTCCCGGTCCTCTATCATTCGGACGGCGGCAAAGACCGCCGCATCAAAAACGTCGATACGCAGGTTTTCCTGCAATTTTTCGTACTGGACGGCGTCGTCTACCTTCTCCACCGCGCGCACGTTCGATACGCAGTACTCGAACGGCTCCGCGTGACAGTAGTACAAAAGCCCGTTTTTCGCCTTCGCCTCGATATAGCGGAAGCCCTGGCTCTTTTTCAGGTACAGCTGCGGCTGATCCACGACGGTGAAGCCCGCCTTTTTCATTCCGGCGAAGTACTCCGCGCAGAATTTTCGGTCGTGGCCGACCTGACGGATCTTGAAACCCTCAGCCCGGCGCTTTTTGAACCAGTTCACGATCTCCGCGTGATTGACGCTGGCATCGTTCGACATATCGAGCCAGCCGTCCTCGGCCCAGCCAAACAGGGGAATACCGTCGCTGTTCGCCTTCTCCACGGCCGCCGCACGGGGGAACCAGGCGTGAGGCACGATGATGAGCACGTCGTTGTATTCGCCGACGAGCGCGCCGGCGGTCAGATCGTGAAGCTTCGACAGGTCCGCGCCGCCGTACCACCTAACGGGGAGCTTCTTAAGCTCGTCCATCGTCCAGTCGTACCGCGCGTCAGAGCGCCGGAACTCCTCGATGTCGAAATAAGCCCGGAAGTCGTTCACGAACACATTGAGGTACCGCGTAAAAAAGTCGATGCGGTTCTGCGGGTCGTTTTTCGCCTGCAGCGCCGCCGCCATCATGTCGTCGGGGCGGATCGAGATCCCATAGGCGGGATTGCACGCCCTGTGAACTGCGGGGTTCGTGTAGTCGATCTGTCCGTCGTCGCCCACCGGCGCGCGGCAGATAAAGGCGAAGAACCGGTCGGCGTCCGCGCCGGTGATTTCCCCTCGCAGGATCTTCGCGGCGTACTCCACGTGCTGGGCGGCGAAGCCCTGACCGTTGTACCCGGCGGTGGATACACCGAGGATAAGCTTGTTCGAGTACGCCTGAGTCGCCTGCTTGAGCAGGTTGTACGGTGCTGCGTTTTTATAGACATGCAGCTCGTCCAGAAGGATGAGATTGCAGTTGAAGGCGTCGAAAATGTCGGGCTTGTACGCCAAAGCCTCCCAGTCGATAAAGCCGCCGGCGAAGGAACCCGAAAAGCTGTGTCCGAGGGAGCTATTCAGAGTCCTCAGCCCGTAGATAGGATCCTCGGCGACCGTAAGCCCCTGCCGGTGCAGATTGTAGGACAGGTAATCAAAGGACTCCATTCCCTGCTTGAGAGATCCGGCGACGGTCTTTACCTTAGCGCCGCTCATCCGGTAATGCACGGCCAGCGCCCACATCAGCCCCGTGGCCCAGCCGGTTTTGTTCGTTTTGCGCGTGGTGAAGGCCAGGCCCTCGGTAAACCGCCGAATGTTCGTCCCTGCGATGTAAAAGCCGCATAGGTTGTATGTGCAGAACAGGTGCCAGGGCATCAGCTTTACCGGATTGCCTCGAAGCGGCAGACCGTCGAGGGTCTCGCCCTGCTGGTAACAGAAGGAGCCCTCGATCAGAGTGATGCAGAATTCCGGCAGCGCCGGGCGGAACTCCCAGCGGGGGTCCTCGAGATCTGCCAGGAAACGGCGGCAGCTCTGGCGCCACTCGTCGCACAAGCCCTCGTCCGCCTCGCAGCGCCGCGCCCAACTCAGGACGTGGGCAAAATGTGGCGCATTACTCATACTGTGCGCACTTCTCCTCGATGGAGGCCAGAATTGCGGCGTATGGATGTTCGCCGCCCTCGCCGCCCTCGCCGCCCGAGGTCGAAGCCTCCGGCCGCAGACGCTTGAAGCCCTTCGGCGTGAGCCCGAGGCTGTCCCGGTGTGCCAGGATGTCCGCCCGGAGCTTCTCGATCTTTGCTCGCAGCGGGTGGCAGTAGTCGAGGATGATGTTGCCTTTCTTGTCCTGCCCGTTTTCCTTCTCGCAGGCCGCCCTCCAAGCCTTTTGGATCCGGGAGAGCTCCCGCTCCATCTGGCACAGAAGCTTGATCTCAGGGTCGAAGGCTTTTCGGTAAACGCCCAACTCCTTCAGCTGCTCGGTATATCGTTCCTCAAGCTTCACGTTCGCCGCTCCTTCCGCGCGTCCGGGATTTCCGTCCGCGGATCACGTCCGCGAATCGCCTGCGCGTCCCGCGCCAGGCCCGTGCACGCCTCCGCCCGCATAATGCGGACGATTATTTTTCATATCCGGGCCGCCGCTCCCAAAATTCCCGCGCCCGGCCCCGGATTTTCGTCTTCCCAAAATTTCTGCCGTGTGTGCGCGGAGTTCCCCCGCCAGCTCCAGCACCCCCAAGATTGAGAAATCCCCACCCGGGGGGAGGTTCTCCGCCCGCGTCAGAACTGCCTCCGCGCCGCCTGTGAAGGCGGCCTCGTCCGGCGAAGCCAGTACATCCCGAGCGGCGTGAGCTGCCCGGTCGAGCGATCGTGCATCTTGTCGTGGCAGCTTTTGCAGAGGCTGACGAGGTTCCATAGCTCCCAGCGGTATTCCGGGTACTCCTCGCTGGGCCACGCATGATGCGCGCGCTCTGCCTGGACACGCCTGCCATACCTGGCGCACTCGCGGCAGCGGAATTTATCCCGCCGGAAGGCGCGCTCGCGCAGCGGCTCCCAGCGCTTGGCGTCATACTTCATGGCAACAAAAAAAGCCCGAGTCCTCACGCGACAGGATCGCGTAAAGGCTCAGGCTCAAAGGCTCAGGCTCTCGGTATTGACCAGGCACTCGGCCCGGCAGTTTTTACAGAACAGCGGGAAATTTTGCAGGACGGTGTCCGGCCTGATCCGCTGGCCGGTTTTGCGTCCGCACCGCGGGCAGACGGCCCGCCCCGCCTGCACTCTCAGTATACCACACGCAGGGCGCTCATGCAACACTTCGCGCAAATTTCTCTCACCTCTCCCAAAAGATATACATTGCCCCAAGATCAAAAAAGCTATGACCGCCGCCGGCGTTTTGAGGGCTTTTCAGGCAGCAGGTATTTGATGAATTTGAAGGTTCCGAACACGTTCTGCTTCTCGTCGTGAT